GTGGCCTAATGATGCGTTAATGAATCGACAGTTTTTCCCTTGGATGCAAATTGTGTATCCTTATTATACAGAAATTCAGAAGGGGTTGAAATCAACCACGACACAATGAAAGCAAAAGTAATTACACTAATACAGAATCCTGAGAGCATTGAAGTTGCTCAACGATGTATCGCAAGTGGTAAGAAACACTTTACTGATATAGAAATGTTTCGTGCTATCAATCCAATGGAGCATGAACCACTTGAAATATTAGAGAACGAATCTATACCACCTAATGCTTTTGATGAGAAGTATTCTCGTAATCTAAATTGCATCTCTGCATTCTTATCCCACTATACTTTATGGAAAGAATGTGCTATGGGTGAAGAAGTGTATACAATATTTGAACATGATGCAGTCATTACTGCACCACTTCCGACAGTAAATTTCTGGTATGTAATGAATATCGGTGCGCCTAGTTATGGAAATTTCAATACTCCCAAGACTCTTGGAGTTAATCCTTTAACCACAAAACGATATTTCCCAGGCGCACATGCATACATGATTACACCAGAGGGTGCAAGTCGGTTGGTAAGAGAAGCATCTAAAAATGCCAAACCAACCGACTTATATCTGAACCTAGATACTTTTCCCTTCTTGCAAGAGTATTATCCATTCTGTGCATATGTTGATGATAGTTTCACTACTATCCAGAATGAAGAAGGATGTCTAGCAAAACATAATTGGAATAAGGACTACAAGATAATCAATGCGTGAATTTTTCGTAACAGGATGTGATGATAAAACGGAGTGGCAACTACCGTGGTTTATGGATAACTTTAGACAACACAATCAAGAAGCAAAGATTGTATTGGCAGATTTTGGTATGTCAGAGTTTATGAGGAGTTCTATGGAGTCATCTTTTGATGAAGTCTTTTCTGTCATATCAAATGCCAAAGGATGGTTTAAGAAACCTATGGCAATCGAAACAGTTGCACGAGGTGTAGATAAAGTATGTTGGATAGACACTGATTGTGAAATCAAAGGTAATATAGAACATATCTTTGATTTGTCAGAACCAAATAAATTAGGCATGGTAGAAGATAGACCATGGACAAAAAGAAGAAACGAATTAGGGTCATGGTATAATTCTGGTGTTGTGTTAGTTGAGGGATGTCCATCTATACTCAATCAATGGACAACAGAATGTGAGTCTAATCCAGTACAGGGTGACCAAGAAGTGCTATATCTAATGATGGGAGGAGATGAGATTAAGAAACTTACATACATCAATCCTTTACCTCATGCATATAACACTTTAAGAATTGACTACATAGATGGTATAGCAGTAAAAAATCCCAAGATAGTTCACCACACTGGTGCAAAGGGTAATGAAGCAATACGGAGTATGTTATGAATGTTTTATTAGAAGCATTATGCACTAAGTTAGAAGGTGACATTGCAGTCGCAAAAGCAAATGTTGAAGTCTACACTAAGAATGCAGTTGGTATCGGAGAACATCCAGATATCATTGGAGCAATTGATATAGAAATTGCCAAAGCAGTTGACGCAGAAGATAAATTAAAATTTCTACATGACCACTTTGGTCATGGATATAAAGAACGAGGTAAATAGATTATGTACGAATATAAAATAGTCATTGACCGCTGGGTCGATGGTGATACGGTTGATGTTGATATCGATTTAGGATTCGATGTTGTTCTCAAGAAACAACGAGTAAGACTATATGGTATTGACGCATGGGAGTCACGCACTCGTGACAAAGAAGAAAAAGCAAAAGGTCTAGAAGCAAAAGCCTTCTGTAAGTACTTTTGTAAAGAGGGTGAACCTGCAATTCTGAAGACTAAAACTTATGATGCTACTGGTAAGTACGGTAGAATCCTAGGTGAGATTTGGTCGGCAGGAGAGTTCGGTGATAAATCTCTAAATGAATATCTCGTTGAGAAGGGTCACGCAAAAGAATACTTTGGTGGCAAAAGGTAAATGAGAGTAAACATCTTAGGCAATGGGCCTCAGACAGGCATCTACGAAAGAGGAACAGAAGGCAAATTACTTATCTGTAATATGCCACCTTTCGAAGTACCTAGAAATGAGGTGTATGCTACCTGTATGGTTGACTTCAAAATGATGAAGGCATTACAGGAAGGACATATCAGATTAGATATGTATGATTGGATTCTTGGTAATCGTCCAAAGATTTGGATGGAACAACAAGGAACATTCTACATGAAATATAGTCACCTGATAAAAGGTTTCTATACCCATGTACCTAAGTATGCGGATGTGGGTAAGGACGGAACAGTTCAAGCACACACTAATTTTAATTGTGGACATATGGCAACTCATTTTGCATGTAATAAAATGAATGCAGATGAAGTACACCTATATGGATTTGATAGTATCTTTGATATGAACTTAGAAAGTTTTACCGACTTGTTGTTAGAATCAGACAGAGGGACACAAAATACTGTGAGACTTGCAGGAAACTGGAGACCTATTTGGACAAACATGTTTAAAGAGTTTCCACACACTAAATTTGTATTGCATCATGTGCATGACAGTATCAAAATACCAGTTACAAAAAATGTGGAGATTGTTGTAAAAAAGAGTTGACAAAACATGTAGCATTATGCTATAAGAAGTATTATGCACATGTAGCTCAACTGGAGAGAGCAACAGTCTTCTAAACTGTAGGTTGCAAGTTCGAGTCTTGCCATGTGCGCCATTTAAGAGGAGTCAAATATGACATTACAAGAAGGACTGGAAGTATTACGCAGAGAATACCCAGAGATTCCAGAAGATGATAATAACTATCGTATCTTCAAAATGAATGAAGGTTTTTCATTCGATATGCTCTCACAGAGTGATATCAAATACTACAAAACCATAAATAACTTTGTGAATGACGATAAATTGGTTGTTGTCGAACAAAGTAAAATTGTTTACGCAGAGGAGTAATATATGTTAGAATATATCAAAGATAAATTAGTATTAGTAAATGACTACATGCAAACTACTTGGGGAGAAGTCCAATCAGAAGTTGGGATGGTAGTTGGTATTATTAACCTTTTAGTCTTCCTATTCGGTGGTGGAATTATCGCTGGTCTTACTGGTGTGGTTGTTATCGCACTTGTAGGTCAAGACTTTTATTACAAGTATTTCTAATGGCAAGAGAATCCTATTGGGACTATATGGGTCGCAAGATTCGTGAAGCAAACGAAAGAAACAAGAAACCTTATCAAATTCTGCCAACTGACGAAGTAGTTGAACAAAGTAAAGTTTGTATTGAGGATTTAGAAGAGAGGGTTTCTAAGTTAGAACAACTAGTAATCTCTTTAAAATTGGATGCACCAAACGAACCCTAGGTTCTTTTTACTTTCTGCTTTTCTTGCTTAATCCAGTTCTGTGCTTTTTGAGATTGCGGTTCTTTATTCGTAAATTTTATTGCATCTCTGTAAGCACGGAGAGTCTCTTTTTTGAAGTCTTTATCGTCTGAGTTATCAACGATTAGCATATTTGGTTTTCCAAACATTCTTTGGAAAGCACCAATATTACTTTGTACAACTTTCCACATTTTGGTTACTTCGTCTCTACCCAGAGTTCTAGGTCTTTCTTCGTCTCTCTTGACCGCAGTCTCTAAATCAGTGTTGACAAATATCATAGCAGTATCATAACCCAATGCCTGAACCGACTTCACTTGTTTACTTATTTTTGCAAAGTCTTTTCCAGTACCATCTACTACTATTCCTAATCGACCTTTCAAGTACCGTTCTTGCTTTTTAGCAGTAAGTCTTTTTGCTTTACCACGAATCTCCTGCCCTTTGACTGAGAATATATCGTCAGGATTCATTGTGAGTCCTGCTTTCTTGAGTGATTGTTCAAAGGCATCGTCAGAGTTGACTACCTTATATCCCATAGCAGTCAGACCAGTTTTACCAACAATAAAAGATTTACCAGACCCAGGCCCACCTGCAAGAAATATTGCCTTGAAGATTGCAGGGTCATTAACACCTTCTGTAAATTGTTGAAATGATAACATTAGTATGCCTTATATGCTACTTTTTGTGCAGGTGATACTCTATTAATTAATGCTTTAAATCTTTCATTATTATGATGGGTTTGTGGAATTGAATTTGTATTTGAAAAATCTAGAATACTTGTTAAATCTACTGAAGTTCCACTAATTCTTGTTGGGATACTAACACCTTCTGCTATTGCTTCTTCTACTGTTTTTCCTTCATGAAGTTTTAATCTTAAATCATGATTCTCGTAATAGTCTAGTAGTACAAATCCATCTGCTCCATAATTAGCAAAGTCATCCTTTACATCTGAAGCAGAATAGGTATTACCACCTGCATCAATACCATTCAACATAATTAAATCAAACTTGAAAGGAGCATCTGTATATCTTCTGTTTACGATTTGCCAATCATTTACATTCAATGAATATTGTTTGTTAGAAGCGTATTCCACTACCCCAAATCTACTATATAGATATCTCCATAATGTATTCTGTTCTACATCACCCCCTTTAGGTAACGATACATAATAATCTGTTGAGGTATCAAACCACTTAGCAACAATCGGTGTCATCATTCCACCAACATTAGATTTGCTCATTGTATTATCTACACTAGTGTCTACAAAGAAACTTGTATGTTCTGTTTCAGTCCATCTAGGTACAAATAACACTTTTGATTTATTCAAATGCTCTACTACATTTGATGCAATAGAACCAGTGGTAACATGACGATGTAATGATTCTTTTAGTTTTGAAACTTTAGTTGAATCACCATTTAGAGTAGATGATGGATTAATATCTGCAAAATATTCATTTACATAAACATTTATTTTTGAAAGTAATTCAAGAAAGGATTTTTCAGATACCAGTTTACTTGTATAGGTATCATCATCTGCTTTTTGTTCGACTACGAGAAATTCATTTTGATTCATTAGTATATACTCATATAATTTGACCACGCAAGATTATCTGCACCTCTTACATAAAGAGTGTCACTGAAGTCCCAACCAGTTAGACCTACAACACCTTTGTAACCATGTCTGTGTTGCATTAAGTCTTTTTCTTTCTTGAGACCTCTAAGGGTTCTTGCTTCTCCCCTGTATATATCAATTAAATCAAACTCCTCTTTACAGTATGGAGCAAAGACCTTTTTGATATCATTTACTTGATACTTACCCATCTGTTGTGCTTCAGTTCCAAGAAGAACTACTGCATCAAATTTTACAGTAGTTTTTGTTTTGAATTCTGAACCTAATGTATAGTATGAGTCTACGTTTACAGATGATATATCAAACTTATCGTAGAGTTGTGAATACATAGATTCACCATTCTTTACTTTAGTTACATACACTTTTGAATCATTGTTATTGTAATGATGCACCAGAGGTAACATGTGGTCACCTGCATGTGAAATAGGATAGAATTGGTTGTCTGTTAATCCTGAATATTTTGAGTCTTCATATGATGTAACAACAAGAATTCTTTTGTAATTCATAAGAGTAAGCATCGCATCAATATGAACTGCATCCATGAAGAGTCCAGTTATCTCTCTGCCACGCATTTTATAACCTTTATATCCGTGCATACCCTGACGGAGACCTTCGATTATTTCTTGTTTCTTTGTTAGAGGGATTGCTTTATAAACCCTTTTGGTTTTACCTATAGATTCTGGGTGACCTTTAAACAATAACATGATAATATCCTATGTGCTATATCCGATTGCTGTACCTTTAACACCTGCATTAGCTGCAAATATTTCATCAGTTGTACCTTTATGTACCTTCTCAGATGCTCCACCTGCTAGAGTGAATGTTCCTAGGGCAACACCTGCTGATGTTTCTACTGTTACTAGATGTGCGTTAGCAGTGGTGTTAATTACTCTGACTACTGAAGCATTACCGAAGTTGCTTCCGTTAGTAGAGGAAGTTCCCATTGCGGCCTCTGTACCTAATACTTTTACTGCCATTATTATTCTCCGTATATTCCTTGAATGATATCTTCAAACTGTTCTATTTTTTCTAATCTATTAGGCCACTTGATAAACTCTTTTTCTGGGTTTGCCTTTAGGTTCGATAACAATGGTTGTATTGCATTGAACAGTTTGTCTAGTTTTTGTTGGGTTTCCTCAACAGAAGAAGATGCAGAACTAGCACTTGCGACTGCTGTTTGCACCGCATCTAGTTCATCCTCATCTACAAGGGTAAATCCAAAATCGAATAAATCGTCTGCCATGATACTATTTATACCTCTTTTAATCTTAAAAAAATGCTTTTTTTATAAAAAAAACGCTTGACATTTAGTGTTTTTCTAGTGTATAGTATTTATATAGTCAAGAGAAAGGAATTGGTTATGTTAAAGTTGATTGGTACTGAGTTTGTTGGTGGACGGAAATTGAGTGTTTGTGAACAAAAAATGTATCGGAAAAATGCAATTGAAATGGTACTTGGGTTCTATGGGTTTCCCCTGCTTTGTGTTTTAGGTATCTTTTTGGAAGGAATGTAAGATGAATTATCCTATGAATATTGATGGTGAGTTTCAAGCAGAACTCGAAGTAAACTTTGATAGTGGAAGTAAAGGTGTAAAGATGTTCTATGGTGACTCTATGCAAGAAGTCCAGAACTTTGCGTATCACCAACTCACAGAAATCATTACCGAAGGTAATATTGGAATGACTTCTAAGGTAGAATCGTTCAAAATTTCTGCAAAAAAGGCTTGACATTTTGTGCTAAACTTGTTATCATAATAACATAATCGAGAAAAGAGAGGTAAATGATGAAAAACTATGTAACTGGATATGAATACACTGGGCAGAACGAAGCAATTCTTGCTGAGTGTGGTGTCGAATCAGTTCTTACTTTCAAACAGGCAATCAAGTTGAAAGGTCTGTCTGGTAAGAAATTGAAGGGTCTCAAGAAGTGTGCAACCTTGATTGGTTACAAAACTGCTGAGAATGAAGAAGGGAAGAAGGAAAAGAAACCGTTTTTCTTTTCAGTCTTTGATAGTGAAGCAGTCCTCGCAAGGGCTGCTTAAACGGAGATAATATGGAAATATTTGTTCTATTCATGTTTTTATCTACTGGTGAGGTAAAGACTCAGGAGTTCAACTCCAAAGAGGCGTGTGTATTTGCGGCGAGAGAAGTTGCACCATATACACAAAATGTAACTTGTGTCAAAAAAGGTGCAGTATGAAGAGAGTATCGTATGACCTTACGAAACACACTGACGAATTCAAAGACTTCGCAATGTGGTACTGGAGAGAAAATTGTAGTGAAAGAACTGCATACGGTGATGAGATACTTTCATTTAGAGAATACTGTGAAAATTCTTATGACTTTTTACTTGACAAATTCCGTAAAGGAGAGTATAATACTAACTAAACTGTGAGAGGTAAATTATGAAGTTTGTTGTTATGACCCAATACCTAGAGAACTACGGCGCTCATTGTGAAGACGGTAAGTTCGCAAATGGTAATGCGTACTGGAAATTCAAAGGTGGTTCTGACTACCTTGTGGAAGGTCTGGAACGAGAGCAGGATGCTATGGCATTCGTTGCATCTATTGCTATGGAGAATAATCTCTACTGCAAAGAGTTCCCATCATCTGTGATGACATATAATGAGTGGGTAGAGTCTGAGTTCAAGGGACTTAAATCAATCCATAATAAAGAATACTTCGAATTCCGAATGGAACACATCAAAAAAGTTAACCCTATGGAGAATGTAGCATGATGACATTTGCAACACAAGAACGAATTGATGAATTGCGTTCTTGTTTTAATACTTTGACATCCGAAATGGAGAATTGGAAAGACCCAATTGATACGGTCATTCCTATTCGTGAACTAAACGACATGCGTGATGCATGTGAGTTTTTCACTGGTTCAGAACTTTATGTAGTCAAGCAAGTTGACAACTGTGGTAACATGCGTGTCAAAGCAGATGGTTACTATATTACAATAGGTGCGTAATGTTTTGGATTGACTACTTACTTATCGGTGGTTTTTTTGGTATTGCCATCGGTATTTTATCTTTGTATTTGAAACTGCCTAGTCCTAAAGAGACTGGAAAGTTTGATAAACAAAGAACAGTTCATTATACCAAAGGCGATAATACTTAATAGGAAAATAATGGGAAAAATAATACAGTTTCCAGACAAGAAAATTAAAAAACTCTTAGACACTGCTTTTTCACATCTTGAGATACAGACTCAAGAGATTGAAGAAATGAGCATTAAACTTGAACAACAGTCTGAAGAACTGCTTGAACAAACTCAAAGAATTCTAGAATTAATGATGGAGAAAGATTGATGGCAAAAGAAATTAAAGGTCAATTCGAAGTGAAAGCAAACTATCGTAATGATGGGATGCAACTTATATATTCTTTTGCGAATGGATATGGTGCATCTGTAATTAATAGTGATACTTCTTATGGCACTGCTAATCAATGGGAGATTGCGGTACTTGACAATCAGGGTGACCTGTGTTATGATACACCAATCACTGAAGATGTATTAGGGCATCTATCATTTGGTGATGTTGAAAAGACCCTAGTAAGGATATCAAGACTATGAATATATTTCATTTAGACCGTGACCCAGTGCAATCTGCACAATGGATGATAGACAAACATGTCGTGAAGATGATTGTCGAGTCTGCTCAGTTGTTGTCAACTGCCCACCGTGTTTTGGATGGTGATGAATATTATGACAAGAACAAGAATGGTCACAAACTCAAACGATGGTTGCATCCTACCTTAGAGAACAAACTCTACAAGGCATCGATGGTCAACCATCCATCTGCTATTTGGGTAAGAAAATCTACTGCTAATTATCAGTGGTTGTATACCCATTTCAAAGAACTATGTAAAGAGTATACATATAGGTATGGCAAGGAACACTCTACTGAAACCAAACTTGCCAAAATACTAAAGGCATATCCTAAGAACTGTCCTAAAGATGGACTGACAGAGTTCTATCAGGCAATGCCAGAGTATTGTAAACGCAGAGACCCTGTTGATGGATATCGTATATATTACATCAACGAGAAAAGGGGATTTGCCAATTGGACAAACCGTGTAATGCCTTGGTGGTTTCAACAAGGGGTCGGTGGAGCATAAGTGAAATATTTAATAATAATGTTTGCAGTATTGTTTTCTATAACAATAGAAGCAAAAGAAATAGAAGAAGTAGTTGTTGTTGGAGCATATATCGTTGAAGATAATGCAGACCCAACCAAAAATAATTTACTTGAGACCATAGAACCTACCAAGACATTTATGCTTGGTGGTTTCAATGGTATTCAATTATCAGGAACAGATACTAAACACACTGGAGTGTTTAAGAATGGTGTTCCTGTAAATGACCCCAGTTCTGGATGGTATGACTTTGGTCATGACCTATCTACTGGTCAAAATGTTACCGTCATCACTGGAGCAAACAGTGTAAGGTATGGTAGTGGTTCTATGGCAGGAGTTGTTCTTTTACAAGACAACTTTAGTAGGAGTCTATTTACTCAGGTAGCAGAAGACGAAACAAAGGCAATGATTGAATATGATTATTTTCAATTTGCCTATTATAAAGGAACGCAGGGTTCAGTCAAGTCAACCAATACTGAGAATGATTGGTATGAAAATAAGACATTCAAAGTAGGGTATGACATATTTAATGTTGAATTGATTGATTATTACTATGAGTATGATACTTGTTATGATAGCAACTTTGCAGTCAGTGATGATTGTAGTGTAGAAGGTGAAAAATTAAATGTCTCTCTTGACCATAATAGATTTACACTGGGTTATACTACTAATAAGTCAACGCATAATACTGGATATGATATGGAATCAGACAGGACTTATGCTGACATTACTTTGGTAGATATGCTTGGACATGAACTAGGTGTCAGTGGACAGAAAGAAACCTACGGAGAAAGGGAGAGAGAAACATACTCTGCCTATTACATCTGGTCTACAGATAATGTGAGTGTTGGTTATCGATATGAAGAAGACCAACACATTGTAAGACTAGGATTAGAGAATGATGGATTGAGATTCTCCGTAGGTAACAGTTATAGATTGCCTAACCTATATGAACAGTTTGGTGATTCATGGGTATCTGCTAACCCAGACTTGTTACCAGAACAAGGATATGGAGCAGAGATAGGATACGAAGGATTGTCTTTTTATTATTATGAGTTTGAAGAAGGAATTGATTTTGATATGAATTCTTATTCTTACATCAATACTGGACAATATGTATCTAAAGGAATTAGATTTCAAAGGAAGATTTCGCTTGACAAAGGTGGTTTATTCGTGTATAGTGAGTTCACTGAATCGGATAAACTAAGAGTTCCTGAGTATAGGACTAAAGTGTCTTATGACATTGCAGGATTTACTGTTGAGTATCTTGGAGAATTCGATAAAGGTGCTGACTTTGATGGCAGAGAGATTGATGATGTCAATACTTTCAATATCAGTTTCAGTTGGTATCCAGACTATGCCACAGAAATAAAGATTGCGGTAGAGGATTTATTGGATAATGAGTATGAGTTCATTCCAGACTATAACTCTGGTGGACGCAGACTTAAAATTAGTTTCAACACTACATTATAAGGAGTGATTATGTTGAAGGAAGAGAAGAGAAAAGTAATCTCAGAGGATTTACCCTTTGAAGATTACGATGATAATTCTGCAATGCACTGGCAAGATACTGAACAGTATTTTGAGCAATCAGGTATTACAGAAACTTATAAAGAAACTACGAGGTATGACAATGACTGGAACTAGCACTTATCTTGAATTGACATACAATCAAATCGTAGATATCTTACGAGATAATACTGTTAACCTATCTTTTACTAAGGTGAAAGATGGTGGTGTTCGTGAGATGAAAGCAACTCTCAAGTCAGAGTTGATACCGTCTGAGAAGAGACCTAAGACAGAAGGTTCTGAAACAAAGAACGAATCTGTCGTAAAAGTATTCGACTTAGACGTAAATGAATGGAGAAGTTTTAGACCAGATACTTTGTTGACTTTTGTCGCAAGTTAAGATATACTATATAGTATATTATGGTCAAAAAACTTACACCTGCTGAAAAAGCAAAGGCAACTCGTGATGCCAAACTATCTAAGGCAATGGAAGACCTTGGGTTTGAGAGAAAGAAAGTTACTCGCAAACGTAAACCAATGTCTGAAGAGCAAAAGAAAGCTGCATCTGAGAGACTTGCCAAGGCAAGAGAAGCAAGGGGAATGGACGGAAGTAAATCTGTTCATCCCTCTCTTCTTGAAATGCCTGAAGACCACTTTATTCATTGGAAGAAAGTTAGACAATGGGTAAAGAAAAACGAACAAGACTTGAAAGATTTAAGGGGTTGGAAGAACTCAAATATTTCAAAACAACGAATGGAATATCAAGACCTTCAAACTTATATACATAATATGAAGAAGTATTTAACCCATGGTGTGTGGTTAGACTTCAGATATGGTGAAGACCGTGAATGTAAAGTTACTAGAGTCTGTATAGCAATGGCATACGATAAGGATGGTAACCCCAAGAGGGATTACGGAACTTGGTATCCAGATATTGCAACTGTATGGACTCGTGAACTAGAAGAATTATGGGCAGAAGAAGAATATGAAGATTGATATGATTATGGGTGGAGTGGATAGCAGTGATGATACTGCATCTTTTCTATCTAAGAAAAAGTTTAGTAAAATGATTGAAGATACAGTGAGACAAAAAGTTTTGACTTACATGGATGCAGTTGTTTACTTGTGTGAAGAGAACACAATAGAAATTGAAGATGTAAAGAAGTATCTCTCTACATCTATCAAGGAGAAGATTGAGTTAGAAGCAATGAACCTCAACTTTCTTCCAAAAAAATCTGGGGAGTCATTACCAGAATAAAAACGCTTGACATTGCATACCTTTTAGGGTATAATACACAACATTACATTATGAATAAAGTGGATACAAATAATACGCAAAAATACGGAGAATACATATGTCTTTTGCAAATCTAAAGTCTAACAGAACTGATGTTAGCAAACTCGCTTCTGCAGCCGCAGAAATGTCTGGAACTAAACAGACAACCAACAAATACGAAGACCTACGATTCTGGAAACCTACTGTCGATGAGAGTGGGAACGGTTTCGCACAGATTCGTTTTCTACCACAAGGAGAAGGACAAGACTTACCATGGGTAAGATACTTTGACCATTTCTTCAAAGGCCCAACTGGGCAGTGGTATGTGGAGAAGTCACTGACTACTCTCAATGACAAAGACCCTGTGAGTGAACACAATAGTAGATTGTGGAACTCTGGGATTGAGGAAGATAAGGAAACTGCTAGAAAACAAAAACGCAGACTTCACTATGTTTCCAACATCTTGGTCGTGAGTGACCCTGCTAAACCTGAGAATGAAGGAAAGGTATTCCTTTATGATTATGGTAAGAAAATCTTTGACAAGATTATGGATAAAATGCAACCAGAGTTTCCAGGCGAAGCAGCTGTCAATCCTTTTGACTTCTGGGCAGGTGCAGACTTTCAATTGAAAATCCGCAATGTTGCAGGTTACAGAAACTATGATAAGTCAGAGTTCAAAGAACCTACTGCTCTTTTCGAAGCAGACGAAGCAAAACTCGAAGCAACCTATAATTCGTTACATGAAGTAACTGAATTCACTGACACTAAGACCTATAAGTCTTATGATGAACTCAAGTCTCGTCTTGAAGTAGTCCTTGGTCAGGCAACTGGTGGTGGTTCAACAGTCAAGAATGAATCACTCAATAAAACGGCAGAAGCAGTCTCACCTAGAGAAGCAGAACCTAAAGTAGTTCCTTCTGCACCAGAACCAGAAATCACTTCTAAAGAAGATGATGATGACACTCTTTCATACTTTGCTAAACTAGCAAACGAAGAGTAATTGATAGACATACCTTTGCCACTCGCAGGGTATGCAGACTGACTCACTTACGAGTCAAGTGGCACTTGAACATTTGCGTCCGATTAATCCACTATAAAAACATAATCGAAATTGCAAGACTCTTTTTGAGAGGGCTTAAGTCTATAAACCGAAGTCCTCTCACCCCTTACGCAGGTGCGTAACTTCTATCCATACTATCCATTGCGGATGGTGTATCATCAAGTAAAGCAGTATTCGAAGAGTTCTGAACATTAATATTAGAACCACCGACACTTCCTGTCTGGTCATTTCTTATTCGTCTGAGTTCTGCAAGTTCCATCTCTAAATCATTTCTTCTATCTAATGACCTGTCGAATTGACTGTCTCTTTCTTCTGCTGACATTTTAGCAAATCTACCTCTACCTTTTTCACCCATCTGAATTAGGTCAAGTCGGTTATCGTGTTGTCTTTGCGCTCGTTCTTTTCTTGCAATCTCCATATCTAATTTTTGGAGACTCATACCACCTTGAAGTTCTTCAGGTATGGTTTCTTTTGGTGCTTCTAACTTGACTGGTTGTTCTTGTATAGGTTCAGGAGCAGTGGATTCTTCATCTCCACCACCGAATCCAAAGAAACCTGCAATACTTCTGCCCACTGCCTTAAACTTATCTACAACAAAGTTTTTAATAGTTGCAAAAATATCAACAATACCTTGTATCATAGAGGATGCTAAGTCTGAGAACATGTTACCTTCTTCACCATCGAAGAGTGACATTAATGCTCTGAATGGAAACATAATTCCATCAAATATCATTTCTCTGAATGAGAATGATGCTAATGCTTCTTTCACTCCATCAAACCCAAAGAGTCCTGCTATGAAACCAACAAGCATTTTACCTAGGTCTAAAAGACCACCAACAAATCCTGATATGATACCTGCACCAAAACCTTGTATTGCACCCAATATTTTTACAGGTAGACTTCCTGCGGTTTCAGTAAATCCTTTGAATGCACCAAAGATACCATCGACAAGTGAAAATATTGCTAATGTGATAGGCCCACCAAGGAATCTACCTAGTCTTGCAAAGATATTAAAGAATGGTTTTACAACCTTTCCTAGTTCTGCAAGATACTTACCAACCTTTCCACCTTCTTTTGCTATTGGAGTAAAGGCATCAAAGACACTTCTGAAGTTTCTAAGTTGTTGTCGAATGACACTGAAACTGAGAAAGAATGCCTTAAAATTTCTTCCCATTTGTCGGAATCCATCACCGACTCGTTTGACGAAGATAAAGAAATCAGTAAGAGGTTTGACCAACCTACCTAAGTATTGGTTACCTCGTACAAACTTTCCTGTTCCTGCCTTACGAAATGCATCTGCAATGGCATCAAAGAATCCTGTGATTGGTCGGAATAATGCACTGACTCTGGTACTGAGTCCTTTTCTAAACTGAGTAATTCTTCTACCAAATGCTCTATCTGTTAGAGCAGTTAATAGTTTGAAACTGTCAACGATACCTTTAATGATACCTGCAACTAGTCCAGTGATAGCAAATAGGATAGCACCAACGATACCAAGAAAACCGAATCCGCCTGCATCTTTTGCCATATCACCTATCTTAGATGAGAAGTCTTTACCAGATACTTTCTCTTTCTTTTCTCGTTTTTCTTCTGCTTCATCAAGGTCATCCTGCTTCAAAGACTTAAAGTAATTATTAAAAGTCTTGTTGAGTGATATCAACTGCTTAGTATTTTCCTTGTTATCAGAACGAGTGGTTTCGTTCTCTCGAATAAGAATTTCGACCAGATGTCCTATGGTTGCTTCTGACATTAACTATACCTTGCTTTTTCCTGTTTCATTCTTTCTTCTTCTTTTTCTAAGTGTGCAGTTAAAAGTGTTAAATATATCTCCCTTTCCCACGGTTGCATATGTTCTATGTCATGCAACGAATAATGAAAGTGTTGCATCAATGCAAAGTTTGTTTGAAAATGATTAAACAAACTATCGTGTGAAAGGCACACTAAAAAAAATCTTGAAGTCCCTCTAACTTCGTTTTGTTCTCATGACCGCATTTAGAACAAGTAAATTCTACATGTTTTCTCATTACTGGAACTGTGTTAAAGAATTCACCAATCTTTGCAAACTGTGCATTGGTCATTGAATCAATAAACTCATCCAGTTCCTTTTTACTCACTTCAGAAACAAGATGGTTTTCTTCTTCGGTCATGATAGAAACCAAACATTCTGATAACATTTTAAATCCAAATTCTGCTTCACTCATTCCGTCAACGAAATGATTAACAAACGATTCATATGATGGATATTTCATTTCAATAGAGATATCATCTGTAATCGGAATGACATAATCCACTTCTTCTTTTTCTACTTGTGCAGTAGTCAAGTCAATGGTTTGTTCATTCATATGTTCGCAACTCTCACTCTCACATTTAATTTTAATTGTTGCCGTTTCACCCACAGACTTTGCTCGTATCTGGGTGAACATATATTCAACATCAAATGTAGATAAATCCTTTGGGTTTATCTCATCATATACGCATGAGACAACAGTATCAACCATTGCTCTCATTGATAGTTTCTGGTCTT